AGATGTTCAGTACGGCGGCCCAGAGGACAACTTTACTCGTATCGCAAAGATTTGGTCCGTCATTCTCGGCGTCGATGTCACTACAGAGGACGTTGCGATGATGATGGTTGGACTCAAGGTCGCTCGGTACGCCTCGAAATCTGGCTTTCAGCCCGACACCTGGGTAGACGTTGCTGGCTACGCTGGCTGCGGCTATGAAGTCGGCGAAAAACTTGCTGAATTGCGAAACCTAAAGTAAATCATCAAGTTACAGTTATACAGCAACTACATTTGACTGACAGAGGTGACTGTGTCCGAAATATCTTTTATTGACTGTAACGGGTTGGCCGCTTTTATGAGCTATGGGTTTGTAAAAGCTGGAATGGAAATGAAAACAAGAACTGGCAGTTTGGACTTTGGTAACCCTGTTGCCGAGCTCAATAGACACTTGCTTGGCGATAGTTGGTCTTGTTTCTTTTCCGATGACCCTAGCGATTGGCCAGACGCAAAGGCCGATGTCGTTGTTGGCTGCCCGCCATGTTCAGGTTGGTCAGTGTGGAGTGGCCCTGCTAACCGCGGCCCAGATGCAGCAGCTCACGAGCACACGCGCATGTTTATGCGATACGCGGCACGCATTAAGCCGAAGGTAATTATCTTTGAGTGCGTTCAGCAGGCGTTCACGCAGGGGCGTGACGTGATGGTTAAGTACCGAGACATGGTCGAGGAACTTTCCGGCAAAGAGTATGATCTACATCACGTTAAGATGAACAACCTACAGGTCGGTGGATTTTCATATCGTCCTCGATACTTTTGGACGGCTGTTGAAAAAGGAATGCCATTCGGCGCGCAGGCAGTTGCTCCCAAAGAAATGCCAACAATTATGGAGGTAATTGGCGACCTTGAAAATCTCGAACTTCAATGGGAGCCGCAGCGGTACATTGACGAGCCGTCTAGGTTTGTTGCCTCGCTTCGCAGCCCAAGCGGAGTTGTCGATGGTCACATCAACAAGAACAACCTTGAAAGTCGTCGCATTCAAGACATCTTTGACATTCTTGGAAACGAAGGTTGGAAAGGTGGAATGCCGATCAACGTTGCTCTTAAGAAAGCCGTTGAAAAGAATGAAGATAAGTTTCCGCAAAACTGGTTGTCTTTTGAAGATAAGCTTAGAAGCAAAGATTTCTACATGGGATTTTCTTTGGCCGCAAGGTGGAGAGCCGATAGCTGGTGCAATGTTCTGACAGGTGGCGCGCTCGATCACGTTGTTCACCCAACTCTCGAGCGAAGGATTACTCACCGCGAGGCGGCGAGAATTCAAGGGCTTCCAGACAACTGGAAATTCGCCGATGCGAAGTCATACACGCACCTTGGAGCTACATGGGGCAAGGCAGTTGCCGTTCAGGCTGGTCAGTGGATTGGCGAGGCAACAGCCGCCGCCGTTAAAGGACAGCCAAACGGTCCTTCCGGCGAGCTCATTGGCGACCGTGAGTGGCTTATTGACACAGATAAGGGCTTTAGCAGGAGCTACGTCGCCCGAGAATGGTATCCAAATAAGGCTTAGCGAGTAGATTGCGCCACATGGCCTCAGTACCGTGTATAATGATACCAACGACAAACGGACGGTATCATGCAATCATTTCTAACTAACACTCAGTCGTTTGAACTGACGGCCAGCCAGCTCGACAACAAGCGCCTACACAAGCAAACGCTTGAAGCGTGGCAATGCTTGCTCAATATGTGCAACCTTGACCCCGACGGCAACCACCGCGAACCAAAAGGCTGGTCAAACCACCCAGTTGTGCGCATGTGGCGCGGCCACGAAACGCTGCTCGTTTCTTACATATCAGCAACGTACTTTGAATGGCGCGCACGAGGCTACAAGTCCAGCCTTCTCGACAAAACATACAGGACTTACGACAAGGCAGTGTCTCTAGGCCGAATATCCGCCGATATTACGTTTCCAAGCTGGATGCAAGATATTGAGTACTTTGAAAAGCTTTGCTCTACTCATAGGACCGCCCTCCTATGCAAAAACTACGACTGGTACAAGCAGTTCAACTGGCAGGAAGACCCAGGCTACCAGCCTCCAACATACGAATATGTATGGCCGCACCAGGACGGCTATGTTAAGTCCCTGTAGCTAACCCCAGATCACGGTAGAAGCTCTCAAAAATAGGGTCTAAATAAAACACGCGAATAGCGCCCAAAAATGCATACGGATCACTAGACGGCAAGATACAATCGTTGCTGTATGAAAGATTCACGACTTGGAGAATGTCTTTGGTACGAATGGACGGGAGAAGAGCTAGATAGTTCTAATCTTGTGTTTTTTACCGAAGATCACGTAGATCTCGAGAACGAGATTGTGCGTAGAGCTCTCGCATCATCGCTCCAGCGTGACGGATCAGCCGACTCTCTTGGAGAGGGGTTTAAGCTGATCGAAGGCTCTTCATTTGACCATACCTACGCCGGTGAAATTGACGGCGAAACCTACTACACCATATGTGACGAAGACGGACAGACAAGAGACGGCGATTTTGTTGATTCTGTTGTAAAAGTCACGTTGGTGTATTTGTGAGCAAAAGTCGCCTTGGTGAAGTTGGCTGGCAAGATCGCGCCGAATGCGCAAAACCAGAGCACAAGAAAGTTGCCAAGTTATTCTTTTCCAGCGTGCCTGAAGAAAAATATGCCGCAAGAAATCTCTGCTTTAGCTGTCCCGTCCGCGCCGAATGCCTAAAGTACGCTCTCGAGACGAAGCAGATTCACGGCGTGTGGGGCGGAAAAGATGAAGGAGAGATTAGGCGTGCTCTATCTGTTTCGCATACTGGTCAAGAAATTCGTCGTCAGCGTTTTCCGAACTGTCCGCACTGCAGTGCGAGACCGGGAAAGCTTCATGTAATCGTTGCAGATTCTCCTGAAGGTGGGCGCTGGAAAACAATGAAACTAGTTCAGTGCGAAGTTTGCGAGTTTACTTGGCGCAGTCGTACAAGTGCCAATGCCGTAACGGCTTATAAAAACTCTAAAGGTGGAAAAAAGAGACGCGGATCGGCTTCTATCGAAGCTGATACCAGCCATCTCCCCACAGAAGCTGAAGACGCCTAAAATACTTGTCATACTGTGGACCAACGGCCTCGAGACTGTAGTGATCAACTGCGTGTTGGCGAATAGCTTTTCTGTCTAATGACGGTGCAGCTTCGGCCGCGTCCATAAACTCTTGCAGTGTGTAGCAGTGAAATCCAGTAACTTTGTCAATCACGGTTTCCGCGAACGCTCCCCAGTTCACTGTTAGTACAGGAGTTCCGCACGCCATAGCTTCTGGTGCTACTGTGCCAAAAGGCTCGACGTAGATAGTCGGCGCAAAGGTTGCAATTGCTCCGCCCATAAGTTCCGCGCGTTCTTTTGGCCCAACAACACCGACATACTCTCCATACTCCGGCGCTTCACCCTGTCCGGCAATGATTAGTCGCTTACCAAGGCGCTTACAAGTTTCTACTGCAATTCTGTAGCCCTTGCGCTCGATGAGGCGACCAATGAATAGATAATAGTCATCAGGTGTTTCTCGGTAAGGAAACTCAGGAATGTCAAGATATCCCGGAACTACAGCATCAAAAAATCTGCCATCGACTGAGTTTGGATTTCCGTTGCTTTTACTTCCGTAGACCGTGTGCATCCAAGCGTGAGATTCAAAGACTTGGTACTTCGCAAAAACACCGCCATACCCAATACCAAATTCAACTGTCATTTCTCCTGGAAATGCGTCCGCAATTTCTTTATGAGCTAGTCCGCCTATCACGCAAATAAAGTCTTTTGGTTGAATTCGCTCACTGATACCGGCAATTACATTTGCATTGAACTTGCGCCAGTGCGGAAGGCTGTAGTCAAAAGACGACATAGTGTAGTGATTGTCGCCGACTGCGGCAAGTCGTTCTTCCTCGGTGATACACGGAATGTGCTCGTCCGCTGGAGACTCGCTGGTCGGACCACCATACGTATAGACAGTGTGCCCATGATCCTTCATCATTATCGCGAACTTACGTACTTTTTCAGTAAATGCGCACGCTGTAAAGTCCCGAGTAATGTGAGTATGCGGCAAACCGACTACGTGAAATCTCATCTTGTCACTCATACGTTCCTATCTGTTTAGCGGCTAAATGAGCCAAATCTTGAAAGTGAATCGATCAATCTTCCAGAATATTTCATTCTGCCAGTGTGAGTAAGCTGTATGCTCGGGTCTACCCAGACTTTTCCATCGATCTTCTGCCAATATCTACAAAATCCGTAGTCC